TGGTCATTATACTGTTGCCATTAGCGTCTATTCCTCTCACCTGGGTAGCTGTACCATTATTCAATTCATTCTCTTTCATACCATTCAGTTTTAACGGACGTCTAAATTATATCAAAAAACGTCCAAATTCAACATTTATTTTTTAATCTCGTTTTGTTTAATTTATTTCCCCGCAAATTCACTCCCTTGTGGGCAAGGAGAGAAGATATATTTTCATATTACATCTCTAATATTTCATGGATTTGACCATAAGCACCTGCCGTAAAGAAGTTAGAGCAAATTTCTTTAATTAAAGAAATGTCCTCACTACACAACTCTACAACCCCGTTATTATCCATGATGGATTTACAGAGTTTATAAGCTCTGAATTTGTCCTCGCGTTTAATTGCGAACTTGGGTGAAATCCCAGCGGAATAAAGAGCTTCCGCAACCTTATCAGAAACAACATTCTCTGTTTCACCTCCCTTAAAGTCTTTAAATTTCCTGTTTAAATCTACTTTCATTATTTCTATGCTCTATTTACTAATAATCCTTTTCTAAATATCATTGAACCAAAATTAAAGTCCACCCCTTCATAATATGATACGCTTCCATCGGCATTCCGAGCGACTACGGCACCAAACTTATCAGCAAGACACAACTCACTGGTTAAATTCTCTGAGACAAAGACGCCACCATCAAAATAAGCGGCGTATGTATTACCTTCCTTTGGATATGATCGTGACTCTTCAGATGCATATCTCGAAGCATAAATACAAGCACCACCTGAATTAGATCCGATAACTTTTATACCAAACTTTCCTGTAGTAGCCCCATTGAAAGAAACATCTATCATGCCACTGTTCGCATCTGTAGGTACCCCAATCCGGACGCTACGACTATCATTCCCGAAATAATCACGTCCCTTCCAAAACAGGGAACCGCTTTCAAGGGTAAATCCACCTATCTTACCACTTTTAGCTATGATTTCCCCCGTAAACGAACCACTGGTTGCAGTTATTTGGCCTTTGACATAAACCTCACCCGTTTTACCATTGACTCTACAAGTAACATTGCCGGATGCATCCTCAGCCTGCACATTCTTTGCTACTAAATTGTCTACATCAATATCATCAGCTTTAATCTTCTCACTTAGCAGCAATTTGGTAGCAATAAAAACCCAGTCTATTGCTTTCTCCCAATACCCCAATTGGTTAGCCACCGAGGTTTGGGGATTATTAGCAGATGAGGAAGTATGTGACTTCAAACACAGATATAGCATATCTTTGTATAATACAACATCGTACCATAGCTCGCCATCAGCCCCTGACAGATATTGCTTTCCTTCAGCCCAATCAGTTTGGCGAAGACGAGCGCCACGATCACCTTTGGCTCCGTCATCGGGAGCCGCCGTAACGCTAAAAGCGGATGCAACAATCTGTTTCTTTGCCATGACTTAAGATTTAGTTCCTTGTACATACCCTGTTACACCACCCCCTGCACCCTTTACGTCTGCGTATGTTAGTTTACATCCGGTTGTGGTAGGCGCATTGGCCGGAGTAAAAGCGGTACCGTCAGCTTTCGTAAAAGTAGTCTTGAATGTAAAGCCGGTTACTTCTTCGCCTGTACCTGTTTTCTTGACCTTATATGTCGCAGTTACCTCACTGGTAGCACCGCTGCTGGTAAGATAAGTAGGGCCACTGAAGTTTACAGCCAGGAAAAGAGGATCTGTTTCATCGCTTACTTCACAGATAGCAGTGGCTACCACTTCACCGCCGATAATGAATTCAGCTCTTACACTTAGCTTAGAATCAATGTCATCAGCCACTAATGAAACACTGTTAGCGGTTGACCATGCTGTGGTTGACGGCATCTTGTACCATTTCAGAGAGTAGTTACTCTGAGGCACCAACGAACCACCTTTGTAAAGCTCCTGAGTCACCTTAACGGTTGATGTGTCACTGTCGATGATACCACCGTCGGAAGGATACAGGAAGCCGTAATAGGCGGAGTTGCTGAATTCAGAAATAGCAAGAGGTATCTCAGAGGTATATGCAAGATTGTGACCGGAAGCCTCGATCTCACCATCCATACGGATAGTATCTGCATCCATGTTAGAAGCATTGGCCAAGTTTCCTATTATCTTCAAGGAGGGTACATTCACAGAACCATTATTGTAAGTGGTGGTTTGCGTCTTACCGGCTACAGCAGCCGGAGCGGTAGCTAACCCTGAAGCGTTGAATGTTATAAGCGTATTGTTATAATACCACTTTTCAGAACCCGACACAATAGGTTTAATGACATTCTCATTGCCTGAGCGCATGACCGGATATATAATCGGCTGATTTGCCGCCACACTCCAATCTGGCACGCACTTACCCGTATCTTTTTGATACATCTGTACAAGCGGTTTGGTGGACCGGATATTTCCCTGCGCACTATCCCCGTCAATAATCATGCCGATACAAAAGGAACCCGCTACTTCACTCATCCTGTACCTCCTCTCCGTTAATTTGATTATCTTCTGCCACAGATTCTTTATCACTGTCCTGAACCGGCAAAGAATCCTCAGCAGGTAATTCACTATTGTTTTCATTCTGTACCTCCTCTCCAATTTTATTTCCACCGGCTTCGATTAGCTTGGCGGCTTCCTGTTCAGTAAGAACTTGTCCGGCAATGCCTTTCACATATTCTTCCGGATCGAACCTCACCATACGAAGATCACTTTCGTTAATGATAAACTCCCCGTCGGCAGTCCGATGGCGGACATCAATCACACCGGCACGACGGGCGATATCGGCGGACACTTTTAAGTACTTCATTTCTCTCATACCCATATAAATTAAATTGTTAGCCTCTGGCTATTATTACTTCATTGGCGCCTGTACGGATGGGATCACCACTCTTGGTAGTAAGCACCGTATAAGGACCTATCTCGTAAACTTCGGGATAAACAGACATCTGCAAGCCACCACTCAAGCGTAAGCTGTCAGCAGTAACCGATATCGAGTTACCATGACCGATTTCGGTAGCCGTTGCACCGGCAGCGGATGATTTTTTGAACCACTTCACAAAAAAGAACTTGTTGATTTGCTCCGTGGTCAACTCCTCTTTGTTCGTTAAGATTTTCACATAAAAGATCATGTTATTCACTCCTTTACGAATGGTATTGCCATTCGGACTATAGACAAATGCCTTAATTGGAGGTATCTTATAGACTATGACCGTCTCAGCCATCAGGGTATCATCTGTAGGGGCTGAAGGCTTAGTTCCAGTGTAGTAAGCGGCACGGCAACGGATAATGCTCAGATACGTATTATCGGCATCAACACACAGCGTTTTTGTTCCCTGACCGGACACGTATTCGATATTTAAGTCAGAAGAGTTGATAAGGGTTTCCTCTCCGTTCTCGACCTTGTACCACCAATATGCTACATTGGCATCCGCAACCGTCTCGCTACCCATTTTTAAGACGGCAGTGATATCTATGTATTGGCTATCCTTCAAAGGATTATAGGTTATCTTGGCAGGTTGGTTGATACTCAATGAAAGCTGGTCGTCGCTTTTCTGAATGGTATTAAGCGTGAATGTATCGTAATACACGAGGGTATTTCCGTTTCTGGTATCGGTGAAAGTAGCCCGACAAATCAGCTGCACAGGTGCCGAAGGTGTTACATTCTTTTTCACCAGTAACGTACCGTCAGCGTTTAGCGTATAGCCGCTATTGCTGTCTGTTATCTGGGTGGCTTCGCTTCCTTCGTACCAGGTCACTGTTAGTTGACTGCTTTTATCCCCATTGCTAATTATGCCATCCGGATCGGCAATATTGAGAAATGACCTTAGTTTCATCGGGGTAATGGTGCGGTTAGGAATGTACGTGTTGGCATTCGTGTAATAAAACTGCGTCTTACTACCTCCACCATCTATTACAATACCAAAGCTCGCCTTCAGAGGCGTATAACTGGTTCTGACCGGCTGCGGTTGAACCGCGGTTTTAATTTTCATACAATTATGCTATTTTCGATATTAATACTCTCAATACCGTCACGGACGTATGCCGTACAGGTGAATTTCACTTTTCGGGTCATGCCCCAATTGCTTGGCATATCTTCGTTTGCCAGGTGCAGCATGCGCCCGTTATTTGCGTGAGCGACCGACCAGGCGTTATCTTCTGTCACTTGACCACTGTCTCGGGTCCAAGACCAATCACCCGCCAGCACATCAGCAGAGATATCATTGTAGCCCCAATAGACAACAGGTGTGATCTCCGTATCAACTTTACCGGCAAAAAAGGTATAACCGTTACTGGATGAGAATTCAAGGGTTAGTTCTGAGTTTCCTTCAATCTGAGCCCAATCGGTTGCGTTCCATTTAGGTTCCTGAAGCGTACCGGTAGACAGACACATCCATTTACAGCCAACATGATAAACTGCATCATAAACTGTGTCTGTAGACTGATAGGGATTGTTCACAGCATCCTCAGATGACCACGGACCCCGATTATTCTCAGAACGAACAGGTGTACCCTGATAGCCTATACGCAATAAGTCTTGAATAGCGATACCACGACAATAGATGTAGCTATGGCGGTAGTTGATCGGCAGGTTGTCAAACAGTGACAACTGCTTTAACTTGCCTATAATGATAGCATAGTTATTCTCTTCCAGTATGGGTTTCGTTACTCCATCGAGCATGCAGATACACTTCTCGCGAGAAGATAAATACCAATATGCCTGACGATCTTCGTTCACCGGATTACCACGATGAGATAATATCATTAGCGGCTCTGGCGGGTAGTTTTTGCCTCCTGGAACTTCATCGTCTGGATACAAGACCGCAGTGATGGTATTAGATACTGTATTCACATTCAGCACACGGAGCCATGAAGTGTAATAATCACCACCTCCGGAGGCAAGGTTGTTTACCATGCCATAAACAACATCATTCTCGTCCAAGGCTGTGAAATCATTCTCCCAACGTTTACGAAGTGGTAAACGATAGGTACCATCTTCTAATAGTTCGACACTCTCAATAGTCCCTGATTCGGAAAATGAATAATCACTCTCCATAGCCGAAAACCGGTTGAAAATAACTTCTAAAACGGTCAGCGATGATCTAACTTCCAAAGTCTGAAATTGCGCACGTCCATCAGGATATATGCCAGCTCCCTTGCCAGCAATTAGCGAGTCGATAAATTCACCAAAATGCAATAAATAAGGCGTTCCATCCGGTCTAACCTTAGATAAAAAGTACTTTTTCAGTTCTTCAATATCTATACTCTTATCCTTCAGCCCCTCATTCAAAAATGCGAGCACAGCAGCCACATGACGGTTAGAGACACTGTTTTTCAGTATCGCTTTGTCGATATAGTCTATAAGCTGGTCTATAACTTCTTGTTGTTGCTGTGTGCTCATATCAGTTGAATTCTTTGGTGAACTGTTCGGTGTGTATGCGTGGTGATCCGAAATCATCGTCCAGCAAAGAACCGGTGTGATGGTGTTCTGATTCAGCAAAGCGCAATGTTAACTTGATGCTTTCCGGAACTGTAGCACGCGCTGCAGATGTCAGGTTGTCTGCAGTAGCGATAACTTTAATGTTACGTCCATCCAATCCCAGGATCTTGATATCATCCGAAGACAGCATATCAATGAGGTACCCGAGTTCTTCTGGAGAGCGATATCCGGATTCTACTTTCAAAGTATCGGTTCCGGACTGGCGTTCGCGGGCTTCGACATAATCATCTACCAGTTCGTCATAGACAAAGTATGTTTCTTCATCCGCTGCCTTGTGCTCGATGGAGCCGATACCGGTGACCTCGATACGTTCGTACGCTCCGTATGAGTTTAAAAACTCAAGCAAGTAGCGTTCACGTGTGACTGTTCCGGGAGTGATCACAATAGTACATGCTTTCGTTTCTCCGGAGTAGACATCAAAAACAGATGCCAGGACATGATTAGTCTCAAAAAGATTCTTCCGGAGGCGATATAGGTTAAGAGCGACGGGATCTCCGGTTATGCCGGGTAGGGGAGTGTCAATCCCTGCAGCTGCAACTTTCAGTTCTGCATCAGGGTAGATAAAGGGGATTGGCAACAGTTCCGTTTCCCGGATCGTAAAGATACGCCCGTTTCCGCGGGTGGTCTGAAAGAAGTTTCCTGTAGAGTTAAGTAACTTCCAGGTAAATATATTGCTGTTTTCATCATTCAGCCGGCGGAGTGTCCTTTTGCTGACTCCACCGATCAGCGCTTTCAATATTAGCGTCACTTCTCCACCTTCCGTATTAGTGACCGTGATGGTGATATCCTTAGCTCTGCCGGTTGCACTGAGCAGCACATCGACGGATTCATTATATAAAGTAGTCGGTTGCACGATGGCGGCAAGTATATCCTGAATAAAAACAGAAAAGTTACCCTCACCGCTACCGGTGTAAACGGTATTATCCCCTTCTTTGATTACATAAGTAGCCAAAGAAGTGGTATTGACTGACAGCCTGATCGGGTTCCCGGTCAATGCCATGGTTGCAGGATATATATTAGCGGTCAGACTCATAGCGGAGCATAAGTTAATAAAAGAATATTCTCAGATACGGATATCGTACAGGTGCAACAAGTCACCAGAAATACATCACGTTCTGGAGTGGGTGCCGTGAGAAATACAAACAGATCGTCAGCCATGGCAATGTTGTTGCCGGAGAACTGGCGATAAGCTAAGAGTAACAGGTCTGTATTACTTGCTTGCGTGGCTGTTATGTTTTTGTTGCTAATCATACTGCAAAGATGGATTTATATCGCGGATACTTAAAGGACAACTCAAATGCCGGTTGCCTGGATCCAGAGATTATATTTGAACTCGAAATGCACGCCGCCATATTCTTTCTCTTCATAGATCGGAATACCGGTACTGGTATAGCTTTTGATTGTTCGTATCTTGTAGTAGAGATCAAAACTATAGTTTACCTGCTTGATAAAGTGGGTTCGCTTATTGTCGAAGTCGTCTTTCGTCGGCACGGTGAAAGGTATCTCCACATCGGAGGTTTCGTCACTGACTTCATTCTTCCGGTTGACACCGATCCAGGTTGCAGGTGGTTTGACTGCAGTCTGCCATTGCCGGATCTGCTCGCCGCACACGGAATTGTAGACTGATTCCCGGTTATTAAAGAGTACCCACTTATAAAGCTGCGGTATCGTATGAATGCCTTGTTCCTTATCGAGATCATAAGGCTTGAGTAGTTTAATAGTCCGTAAATTTACGGTAGCCGGCAAACTGAAATGCAGCGGTAGCTGGTACCTCTGTGTATCGACTAAAAGCCGTTGGCCATCAAGAGCGACAGGGGTACTAAAATCAGCATGCAAGAGCTGTTTGTGCTCCAGGTGTAATTTTGCTTCAATGGTGTGGTTAGCATGTCTCAGAATCGCATCATAGCCTTTCCAGAAGCGGTTAAATAATCCGTTTTCTCCGACGAATGTCATCGAGATATCATAGGTGTGACCGTTCTTGTCAACAACCTGGCCGTTGGGCCCATAACACCGGGGACTGCCACAAGGTCGTGTTGTTGGCAGGGAGAAGCAAAAACAGAGCGGAGACGTGTTTTCTGATTTCTCCGAGAGGTTTACGTCAGAGATTGAGATATTGGTATACCGGTGGATCTTGTTGAATAGATAGGCAGGGCATTCATAGTTATTATCCGGATCCTCCCACTTAATAGGTAGGCATTCGTCTATGGATGAGATATCTTCGTAGTCTATGTTAGATTCCTTATCCCAGGGAAAGAAGTCTAATGATACTACTTCGAGCTTCTGTGTGCGAAGGTTACGCACGCAATAAGTACCATCCCTGTTGGTATAGCTCAGATATCCGTCCTTCCGGTCTCCGACAATATGCCCGTATGGTTTGAGGAACTTATCCAGGGAGTCGGCTGCAGGAGAAGCGACTAACAGCGGATACGGGCCACTGATCGAAGTTGCTGCAGACAATTTCAATTGTTTGGGGGTGTTGTAATTCGTAATAGGTTCGGCGGCTTTCAGTTTAGACCAGTCTTGTGAAGCCGGAGAAGTGATAATGTCCTTGATAAACCTGAGTCGTACAGTCTTTGTTTTTCCATCGACAAAGTAGACCATTCCAAAGCGGCAGTAAAGTGCCTGCAGTAGTTCGTTTATCGTGCAATCTGGCATGAGGTCCGAATAGTCGATAAACCCTTTTACACAACAGTCTGCAGCATTGTTGAGTACCACCAGGCGGGAGAGCTGCGGATGTGTGGAGAAAGGGTTCTCCGTGACATGATATCCAAAAGCGTTGAAGATATAATCAAGCAGCCAGGACACTTTCAGAAAAGGAGTGATCCCGTAACCAATGGGCACAGAAGTGGTGACTACTTCACTGTTCAGCAGATAGGTTTCTGTCCGGGCGGCACCGTTTAATTTGTATTTTTCACCTTCCTTGATGATGGGGTTTAGGTATTCCGGATAATACACGTCCGCATCATTTTCTTTGGTTTCCGGTATGGCTATACAGATCTGGAAGACATGGAACGGAGTATCTGTCTTCCGGTCATTCATAATATCATCGAGGTAGGCGATAACGTCTTCAACTCCATTTTCCGGACTATACTTCGGCAGCCCTTCAAAAGACCGCAGGGTTACGGAGTTCCAGATATTATAAATCTCGGACTCGTCAAAGCCGATATTAGAGACAATGCCGGTACTGTGTGAGGCTTGCGTGATATTCATTTTTCCGACCCGGTGATAGATGCCATCGGATACGGTGATCCGCGCATCTTCAACCGGTGCCTGATCCGTATCCGTCCGGTTTATGTATTTAACCAGGCGCAGGTTGTTTTTAGATGACGGTATCGTGGCAGAGGTGGATTGCGATCCCTGGTCATTAAAGACAGGTGATGTATCTTCGATTTCAATATTGAAATCAGAAGGCAGGTCAAAAGTTCCTAATTGAGTAGTGATCTTTACTGACATGGCTATTTATTTTGTTTGGTAAATGCTTGCTTTGATTTTCGGTCCAGTTCTTCAGCGTCTCGCAGATCCCGGAGTACAACGTAGGCCTTCAGATGTTTCAAAGTGGCAATAAGCGAGCGCAGCTCTGCGATCAGTTGGTTGATCTTACCTTCATCTTGAGAGGTTGTTTTCGGACTGGCTGTAGTTGTGCTGTTTGAATATTCTGTTTCCACCGGTGTGTAGTTTCCGGCGGCCCGTTGCGGTACCCGACCGCTCCGCCCAACCAGACCGTTCCGGGCATCTTGGATCGCCTCAATCACCAGCGGATAATTGACATGCTTCTGCAGGCGTGCAAGATCTTCCGCGTTGATGATGAGTTCGTCTCCACGCTCTGAGATTAGAGCCGTCCGGTGTACAATACCGGTAGGAGCAGGGCCGATGTAAGGTACATCCCGGTAAGTCTTTCCGTCTTCTTCACCGATAACGTCATAGTTACCGGATGCCCACTGTCGAACGGTCACGTTAGCGGTTGGAGTCTTGTTTTCGGTATCAGTGGCAGAACTGGAGCTTTTCTTTCCACCGATCAGGGCTTTCAATCCGGCACGAGCTGCGGCAATTGTTCCACCGATAACAGCAGCCAGGGCCGCACCGGTTGCGATGCCTAAGAAACCTTTGCTACCTATTTCACGGGCTTGAGCTTCTGCAATGGTGGTGATACCGATACCGGTTAATCGTATCAGTTCTGCGTCGATCATGGTGGTTAGTACATCGAAGACGATATCGACCATAGAGTCACCGAAGTTTGCCAAGGCGTTTTCCTGTCCGGCAATGACGTTGCCTATTGCTTCTCCGAAACTGTTGGCATACTGCATCATGGCGGTGTGCTGTTGTTTACCGCTATTCAGTTGTTTTTTTGCAAGATCTGCAGCGATCTTTGCTTCTCTGTCGGCTGCCTTTTTCTGTTCGCTAAGCTCTTCCTGGATACACTTCATTTTGAAGTCTAAAAGCTGCTCTTCGATGCTCTTCCTGGCATTGGCATCCAGCCCGGCAATCTCAAGAGAACGTTGCAGGTGCATGATGGCAAGTTGCTCTTTAGCGTCTTCGTAATCCTTTTCTGTATTCAGATTCTCATCACTTTGGGAGATGAAGAGTTCTTTCAGATCACGTTGCTGTTTCTGATAAAGTGTCTGTTCCTCTTCGATGGCCAACTCAACAGCTTTCTTTCGCTCCTGGATTTGTATGTCTCCGAGTTGTTTTTCAGCGTCGGCAGCTTCCGAAGTTCCCTTGCCGGCGATATTAATAACTCGTTTGAAATGTTCTTTCTTTAGATTCAGCATTCTGGTTTCGTACTGCTTTTCGGTTTTCAGTTCTTCGCTGTGTCCTTCCGCATATATTTTCTTGATATCTGCCTGTTGCTTATCATAGAGTATCTTTTCTTTTTCCAGGATGGCTTTGCGGGTTTTTTCTGCTTTCTTTTCGTCCGGATCTGTTTTCGCTTTTGGCGTTGTTGGGGTTATTACGACTTCTGGTAAGACATTAGCAGGATCTTGTTTCTTTTTCTGGGGGGTACCGATAAACGGGTTCATCTCTTTCTTTGTATTGTTAACCCGTTTGACCATTTTTTCTATTTTTTCTACATAATCCTCTATTTCATTTTCAAGGTCGGTTACTGGCAAATAGCGACCTTTAAAGTTCTTGGTTCTTAAAACCTCCATAATAGAGGCAGTAGTTTCTTTTACTGAATGACCGCTTTCTATATATTTATCGACTGTAGTAGTGAGTCCCTGTAATAATGGATTAAGTTGAGACTCTGGTAATTCCTTTGCCAGTATTTCACGTATATCATTCATCTGCTTTATCCGACCTTCGAGAGTATCGCTATGTATAAAATCGATCTTTTCCTGAAGGGCTTTTTGAGCGAAGTTTTGACTCATGGCTTTATTGATATCCCGGTATGCCTGTTCGATATCTTTCAGAGTACTGTATTCGTTCAACAGATTAGGGAGATACTGCCCGTATTTAGTGTTGATTTCCTCGATGAGTTCTTTGCGACGTTGGGTTTTATCGGCTGCTGACTTGGTAGTATCAATCAATACTCTCAGATGCCGGCGCTCTTCCTCGCTTTGTTCCAAAAAGGATTTAACGGCTTCTTTGGCATCATTGGTTCGGGTGGCGAACTTATAGATAACCATGCCCGCACCGACAACCAAAGAAGCTATTAATCCGAACAGGTTACCTTTCATAGCAATATTCAATGCCTTGAAAGCAGCGACGGCCATTTTTATATTGCCAGTCAGAGCATACTTTGCCATTGATAGAGCCAATGTTCCGGCTACAAGAGCTTTTTGGCGGATAATCGTCAACTGATCCGTTGCCAGACTTGCCAATTTCGCTTCCCGGAGTTTGTTTTCATAGAATGCAGCTAACTTATTGGCTGTGTAATAAGTGATAATCAGGGTGGTTAAAACGGAGATCGTTCCCATGTTGCGGGTGATAAAGTCTACCAACTTGATAAACTTACTTCCCCAGCTCACGACACCGTTAATGGATTGTACAATAGCCGGGTTCAACTTCTCCATCAGGGCAATGCCCATTTCATTCATTTTATTTTTTGCTTGGTCAAGTTTGGCGGCTGCCGTGGCTGACTTGGTAGCTGCCTGATCGACGGCGACAGTGGTACCGGTGACAGCTTCGGTATAGTACTTTACTTTCTCTGCCTCACTGATCAGCACGCTGGCAACGTTATAACCTTCTTCGCCAAATTGTTTTTTTATCTGAGCTGCAGAGAGCTGTTTTTGCTGCAAGTTGTCGAGGGCGGTTTCTAATCCTACAATTTTAGGATTCGTTTCGTCAGCTCCGGTTTGCAGGGTTAAGAAGAATTTTTTCAGTCCGGTACCGGCAATTTCATCTTTGATACCTTTTTCGGCCAATGTTTCAATGGTACCGACTAATTGCTCTATGGGAATATTGGCAGAAGAAGCGGCAACTCCGGACTTTGTGACTGCAGTCGTTACCGATTCAACTCCTGCAGCACCGAACTTAGACCCTGCCGCCATTACATTGGCATACCTCGCCGCATGATCTGCACCGGCACCGTATTGGTTCAGCGATAAGGTTACAGCATCAACGGCATCTTTTAAACTCATTCCGGAGGCGGATGCCAGGATAAGGGTTTGTTTGGTCACCTCGGCCAGAGCTTCTTTGTTTTCCAGTAGTTCCGGTTTAGCGGATCCTACTAATTTATAAGCGTCCAGGATCTCGGTTGCCGACTGACGGATCCGGATGCCGCTTTCATCCATAGCAGTGGATAATCTTTTCGCTTCCTGTTCCAGCCAGTTGACACTATTATCATCCAATCCGGTCAAAGCCTTTACATCGGCCTTGGCTTCTTCACGTTGGTTGCGCTTCTCTCGGAGCTGGTTTAGCTTGAGTGTTACACCGGTGATAGCGGCAATGCCGGCTGTTACAATGGCGGCGTATTTATTAAAAATACCGATAGCCTTGCCGAAGGCTGTACCTTGGCAACCGACTTCTACACGCATAGCTTGTTGGGCACGTGTCACGGCTTCGGTTACATGACGGTTTTGTTCCAGGGCGGCAGTGTATTGCGTGGTTCCCGGTGTGGCTTCGCGCAAGTTTTTACGTACCTGCGCTTGTACGGCAATCAGTTTCGTGTACGAAGATCCGGAGAGATTGTTTAATACCGCTTCGGTTTCCTGTACTTTGGCTTTGTAGTTCTGCAGGGTTCGGTTCTTAGCTTCCAACTCTTTCTTTAGCTTCTTGCTTTTACTCTCGTAGTTGGCTTCGCTTTTATTGAGATTAGCCAGTTTTTCTTCCAGCTTCTGGATAGCTGCTTCAACAGTTGCAGCCCCTTGCGCTGCAGGGGTGCCGTCGATATAAATTTTAATGCTGCGGTTTAGGTCGTTATTTGCCATAAGGTAGGTTATTTATCTATGAATATTCTGGTAGCGTCGATCAGCATGGTGTCGAAATACCTTGTTACAATGTCGGCGAGTTCCGGGAGACGGTTTCGCACAACGGGATCAAACCATTCAAATGCGTTGCGGTTACCGGTGCCCTGGCTGGCATTCAGAGAATTGGGGTTTGTATGCTTTACGATTCCGGTACTTACTTCAATTCCGTTGATGTTTTTTAGCTTGGTCCAGTTGGAACCGATTGTTCCACCCTGGCTTCGCCCGGCTCCTTTATGGATGTAGATGCCATGGCGTGGAAATGAAAAGCCAAGTTGGTTAATGATGCCATATTTATCGGTGTAGGCTTTAGGGTGTAGTTCCCGGGCTATGCGCATACTTCGGGAGGCAATGGTAGCGCGAAGTTGTGCGGCTACGGAGTTTTGCCAGGCATTAATAGCATTATTGTATTCTACCACACGGTCGGCGTCTTGAGCCATGGAGAAACGTTCGGTTTCGGAGATGGTTTCAAGGCGAATAAGGCTCGATGCTCCGGCCTCGGAGAGGTTGTTTTGCTTGCGCTTGGCTGCATTATATCTTCGTGCTGCACTACGGGCGTCTCGGGTGTTTTTGTAGTATCCCATAGCTATGCATTCCAGAAGGTTGCGTCAATAAAAAAGTCTTCAGCTTCATGTATGGTGAAAGTAATCATACAGCCGTAAAAGTTGTCACCTATCGGACCGATACCGTTGATTTGTGTATTACGATCAATGGCATAAGAGAGCTGCGGATCCTGAAATAATACGTTCCGGATTTGTTTGCATACAGGGCGGCATTCTTCAAAAGCAGAAGTGATGGTTTGAGGTCGGTCAGAGATCGTGTTCCTGGCAACGATGAAACTATATTGCAGAGCATCGTTTAAGCTGTCGCCTCCATTATCCCGGGAGTCAGATTCATAGCCATTGACGGCAATCAGGATCATACCGGTTACACTGGATAGCTTATCATCCAGGTTATACAGGTCTTCCAGTCCGAAGGCTTCAAAGAAACGGGGCTTTTCGGGTGTGTGACTGATAGACTTCAGCCTGATGGCGAGTTGTTCGCCGTATGAAAAGTGATTGTAGATGTCCATAACAACACAAGGGTTTAGGTTATGGACACAAAAATAGCCCGCACAGGGCGGGATATAAAGGACAGATATTTAAGTGATGATTATTCGGGCGTTACCATAATAAGGAAGAGAAAAACGACTACTACGCACCATATTACCTTCCAAAAAAACGACTTGGTTGTCTTGATCACACCGATACCGATGGTGACGATTCCGGATATAGCTAATATCGTTAACATCATTTTTCTTCCTCCTTTTCTTCTTCAGGTAGCAAGATACGAATTAATTCGGATAATCTTGCCGCAGCGAGTTGTTTTTCATCCATAGGGGTGGTAGGATCCAGCAGGGATCTAACGAGTTGTAGGGCTTCTTTGCGTTTCATTGGGCACCTCCTTCCGGGATAAAGGTTGATAACATGTCTTGCATACACAATAATTCTTGTGCAAGTTTAAGACGTTCTTCGGCATTGCCGTAGCATTCGCCGTTAACGACACAGTAAAGAGCTTTACGGATGGTAGTGTCCCACATTTCAGCACCGCCGGTTTGCAGGGTATCTACGCATTCAATGACTTCGGGGGTTAAAGAGATTTTCTTAGTCATGATTTACCCCCTTTCTTTGCTTTGTAGACACAATAGGCGGCTACTAAGAGACAAGGAGGAAATACAAAGCCAATGCAGGCAGAGAAGATTGCCGCCATATAATAGCGGTCGGAGTCGGTTTTCACTTCGCAGTCAGTCATACTGCGGAAATAACGCTCTTGGAGCGTGTTTACGTTCTGCGTGGAGCGGAACGAGGGCACGAAAGATTCGGTGCCGGAGATTTGATTTTTCATAACTACGATTTGTTTAGCATTTAGGCAGAAAAAACGGCTGCCATTTCCCGTGTCGCTAAACAAATCGTAGATTTACGCCGAAGGCAAAATCACAATCGGGAAGGCAGCCGCCTATAAAGTATATTGCTTACCTGATATCAAGTAAACGTCTTAAAGGGTATAAAAAATACCCGCGAGTTTCGTGAGCATTATACGATGCACATCGACGTACTTTATACGATTTGTTTAGCATTGCAAAGATGGAGAGAATAATTGTAATAACCAAGAAAGTTAAGAAGAATCATATCGGATAAGATTTTATGTTGTTTTCACAAAGGCATGTGTAACTGAAAGGATCTGTTTCTAACTGTTTTGGTATACGATTAAAAGAAAAGCGGAACATGATAGTCCCGCCTTCCTCTATAAATCTTTAAAAAATAAATTAGTTATCAATAGAAAGAGCATCAATTGTACTTTGTCTTAAATCAGGATCTATACTATCGATTAGTCTTTTATTTAATGCCATATCATTTATGTAAAATGAATTACCACTCAAATTATATTGAATAGAACCGTCATATTTGAGCATATCGTGATAATATCTTCCTTCACTTTTCAATTTTTTACCCCCTTTTAATTCTGTTTTAAAACAATCAAGCAAAGCCATTTTGATATCATAAACAGAACTTTCGGCTGGCTTTATTGACTCTCCTTTGAAAGCCATTTCATACAAGGAGTCATTGTAATAACTACAATCTATTACAAACTTGAATTTACTATCTTTATACGTATGAGTCAAGTACCAGTTCTCTGTATCATATTCAAGCAATTTTTTTTCGACTGCAGCAAATAGTTTATCGGTTACTTTTTTCTTTGACTCTCCCAAATGTATATCCAAGAAGATTTTTTTGTTTGAGGTTTTTTCTAAAGAGGATAAGCTATCATTATAATTCTGATAGCCCCCTAACTCATTTGCGTCCATGAAATCATTTCCACCCAAAAGATTTCTTTCCTTTTTGTTTGTAGAGCATGATATAATACATGCTAAGACTAAAAAAGCAATAATTTTAATCATCAGAACTCAAAGATAAATTGTAAAAAATATCTTCTATATTATCTGGTTGTAATGCCCATCTAAAAGCAGGATGTACTTCCCAATCATACCCAAAATCTACAAAAGTACTTGATAAATATCTATTCTCTTCAAAATATTTTCTTTGAATGGTTCCATCATCTAAGACTTTTCTTGCAGTAAGAAAATTTATTTTGAAAAGAAACTGTGCTAGATCTTTTGGTGTAGTCGATTTGCCATTTACAAAATTGAAATTGTTTTGCTGTTTAATATTTTGGATTTTTTGTTGTAATTCGGATGTGGTATAAATATAACTATCAGAAGCTGACCTTTGCTTTTTTGTTGGTTTCATCCCAAATATTAATTTTTCAATTTGAGGTAATTCTGTTTTGTATTCATTTATTGTATCTTGAATTCTTCCTTGAGAATATTCTTCAAAAATAGATTGAAAATGACATGTTTTAATTATAGATGAATTACTAGCATATGCTTGTTGAGCAGCTAATGAGCATAATTTAACCAGATCTCTTGGTCGTTTTCTAATTAGAGACATTAAGATTCTATGAATTGGAACATTTTCCCATCTACCTTTTCCTTGAAATTTTGCTTCGAAAATTTTCTCCAAATGATAACTTAAATGTTTCTGAGGTGTCTCCAATAGTCTCTGTTCATCTGGAGTTTCACCCCAAAATGTCATAATTCTTTTTATTAGCAATACAAATATTTCATGATTAGTCCATTTGAACCATACAACGGAACCTTCAATTTTATCAGTGGATTCATCGGAAGTCCGTACTAAATAGTAGACATCTGATCTCAGAGATACCTTGAAAGAAAGTCCAGGATTATCATTTGCAATATCTCTAATCGCATTTAATAAAGCTGATATTCTATTGATATCATCTTTTTTCCCTTCCCAACCTCTATCTAAATCATCGATATATACTATTATTTTTTTAGTTTTTAGAAAATTTTCAACGATTCTCTCTTGAGAGGGGTCTAAAACTATATTTTCTTTTAATGCTGGAATAGATTCAGTAATAAATGTAACGATCTTGAGTCCAAATTGCCCCAATTTGCTACCTATACTATCAGAATATAGACCAAATTCATTTAAAACCTTTGAGCCGATAATTTTGGTTAATCCTATTTTCCATTGCCTAATTTTCAAAAGAAAATTTTCATTTGATTTACCTAAATCAGCAATATCATCAGGCTTGATCAACACAGGTAAGTTGTTTCTTTCCTTTTCTTCTGCTATAGCAACTTTAAATAATGCCGATTTTCCTGTTCCTTTATGCCCAACAAGAATTCTAACAGGTAAGTCTGCTGTTACTCTTGTAAAGGTATCTTTCTTAAAATAGTATTCTCTCAGCCTTTCAATAGGCTCGCTTTCAGCATCTTCAAATCCAAATAAGGCTTGAATAGTTTCATCATTAAATTCTAATTTTCCCATAGTATATGCTATATGTATGTTTGATTAAAATAAATATATAAGTTTACCTATATTAATGTATTATGTTTTTTTGAGCCCGTAATATCGTAATTTATTTTGAAAAATGATACAGAAATAGCAAATTATTTATACTTTAGCAGAAAATAAATTGCTATGGTTCGTGAAGAAGAAATAGAATTAGTCCGTAAACAGTTGAATGAGTTGAGATATGATTACTATAGTTTCTGCCTTTCACTAATTTACAAATCACTGTTTATCCTAGTATGTTTTGTATTCGGTCTGATAGCAGGATTCCTGTTATAAATGAAAGAATACTAAGGATGATAGTAATTACAGTACATACGAACTTCAGCTTTAGAAACTTTTGCTGAATTTCCTTACTTTCTCTACTTAGTGAAGCATCTTTCTTCTTAGCTTTCACATAATCCATGTAATTACCATATAGCTGTATTACTTTATAGCCTTCGGGGGTAGCTTCGATAAGTGAATCTTCTTCGTTTGGATTGGATTCTGTAATTAGTCCCTCTATTACCAGTTGTTTCCGGTACGATATTATTTGAACTGGTAGTAATACAGTATCAAGCCTGCTCATTATATCTTTCTGAATTCGTTGTTTTTGCGGCATTCGATATAAATGTCGTAGGATGATATCTTTGAAGTGTATATCTAATGAGTCCATGTTTCTAAACGGGAGAATCCCTTATCAAGACGTGCCCAAAGGTATAGTGAAACCTCAATCCGGTTCTACGGATTACGTCTTGAAAAGGGATTCATGTTTTGATCCGATATTATCACTTTTTTGAAGGGCAGGAGCTAAAGTAGGGATAATATTAGATATATCAAAAAGAAAAGCGGAGTTTCTCTCCGCTTTTACTTGTATTAGAAGTTTGCCACCTCATAATATTTAAAAAAGTAATACATAGCGACCTTATGCCATTTGGTCAGATCCTTATCTCCGGAGAGAACAGAAGACACGGTACATTTATCAATGCCGGTGTAGTTACTCAGGTGCTTGGCTTTTAAGCCAAGTTTGTCCATACGTCCTTTGATCCAGTCAACGGTGATGTTGTCGATATCCTTACGATCAAAGTTAACTGCGGATACGGTCAGTTTCCAGTCTTCGGGGATCTCGCCTTTAAACATTTCACGTACACGTTCAGTCAGTTCCTTTTTAGAGAGAAACTTGTCGTTTACCAGATCCTTTTGTTCGGCACGAACAATCAGGCGTCCTTCTGAGTAGGAGACGATTTCAATAACGATGTGCCCATAACGGCGGTACTGCTTTGCGAACTCTTCAAGTCGCTTTTTAACCTCTGCAGAAAGAGGGAGTAATTCTAAATTCTTCATGTTGCATCAATTTACGATTTGACAATCGGGTTAATATTCATTTTAAAAGGTGGGGGAAAATCCCCCACCAGAATCACAATTTGATAAGTTCCAACTTCTTTATGTCGAAAATGGCAATCTGCTTATTTTCACGCCCGAATTGCTTTGCTTCTTCAAGGTTGGTGAAAATCCGGACACTGTCAAAATAGAACTGTTCGTTCTCTTCATTCAGCCATCCGCCGACTTTCTTTTCGTGCATAAAAGCATGGTTAAGAACTCTTTCCAGTCCTTCTTCTCCGAAACTGTCTTGTGTTTCGAGGTAGGCGACTGAAATACCTCTTGTGACCTTTTTTAAGGTTGTCAGGTCAACCGTGAACCCCGTAGGGTTCGCCTTGGCTATCTCGAGAATAGCCGAGATTAATTGTTCCATAATATAAAGAACTTATGCGGACGTCACCCGCGTTTGTTATGACTCTGCAAATATACAGAAAAGTTTGTTACTAACAAACTTTTATTCTCTATATTTTAGTGGTTTCTTATTTTTTCTTCCAGTTCGTCATGCTTACGAACTGATTCATCCATGCTGTAAAGAGCATCCATCAGGTTACCTTTCCGGACGGCGTCTTTCTTTGTCATGTCGGAGTTGGCAAGGGTATCGAGTAGGCGCAGCTGAGAGTCGAAAACATTGTTTCTGATGCTACCTTCTTTGCCGGAGAATACACGCGGGAACTGATCTCCTAAATTAATCAAGCAACCGGTGATAAACCAATACATGACTATTTTCTGTGTATCCGGCAAATGGCGAAGCAATGCGGCGTCTTTATCCAGGCGATTGATGTCGAATGTCTTTCCACGGTGCCAGAGGCAGGCTAACAGATGATTGATCTTTTGCGGATCTTGCCGCATGGCATCCCGGTAGGTCTGCATATAAATGAATTGTTCGAATGTGATATCGTACAGACCATCATCAGGACCGATGAATTTTTGCATCCGGATACGTAGAGTAGGATAGGGGTTAACAAAACGATCCGGCTTGATATAGTATTGTGGGGCAATACCATATCTCTGGTTTTCCCGTTCAACCAAGAAATGGAATAGATGGGCCAAGCTGCAAACTTCTTCCGGAGTGAGCAGGTATTTCTTTCGGCGAACACGAAAGCTCACATTCTCGCTTTCTTTACCGACGGAGATACGCACCTGATCACCATAGATCTTACGGTGTCGGCTGACATGTGCCTTTAGGCAATACAGCAGCATGTAGATTTTAACTTGCTCAATAGAAACATCGTTTTGCGTTAGCTTAACCAGGTATGCCATATCTTTATTGCTCAGTTCGTCCCATCTTTCAGGTAACTGATACTTGTCATCGTAAATCTGTATTTGATGCATAGTTATGATATTGAGGTGAATACTTTCTTTTCCTTAGAGTTAAAGTTTATGGCCGTAGATGGTTTGTTTACTCCCAGATCTTCAGCGTTGGCATTCAAGAAGCTGTTTATCTTGCTGGAATAATAATCGGCTTGTTGGGCAAAGAAATTGCCTGTTTCCGTGCTGTCCTGATAGACTGGCCGGAGAATCGGTTGATATTCCGGAGTACCGGATCCGGTTCGTTCCTGGCGTGAAGTCTGCGAAGTGTACAGCTCTGCAGATTTGTTCGCCAGGTACCGGATTACATATTCCTGCAGGATCTTGAACTTTGCGTCCTGGTCAGTCATGGCCAATAGCCGGTTATATAAATCATCCGTCAGCATTTCCCGAACATGGCGTTCCTGAAGCTGCCGGATAGTAGGCAGCATGGTACGGTAGGTTAGGGTAGAGTAGTCGATATTCACTAACCCGATATCCTGGTATTCCTGAGCCGACCGGATAAAACACGGCACTTGGTTAGTGATACTGATATGATCCGCATAATCCGGATATTTCAATTTGTTGCGTTCCAGGTAATCAAGCAGACGATCAAGAGCCTGCATACCTCGATAAAAGAGATTAACCTTTGCTGCGGCGATTTTTGCTTCATTGGCAGGTGAACGTTTACCTTGTTCGTTTTGAACCGTTATACCGCTATCTCCGAAACTGATACCAAGTTCATTGGTAGCGAGTGCAAGGGTAAGCGGACCGAGGCAGCGCAGGATCTTGTCTTTGAGCGTTGTGTCTTCGCCGGTACTGGCGATATCAATGATCACATTGCCGACTTGTGGCTCGATGTAGATATCGAGCGCATCATTGATATAAGGCGATACAGACTCGTAGGGTATCGCTGCATTGATTTTGACAACCGTTTTTAAGGTATCAATGTCGGGGATGATAGTACTCATTGTAATTGTTTTAATAGGACTCCGAAAGGCAATGAAACCTTCCGGAGTTGGTAATTCTTTTATTACTCAATTACGAGTTCCGAGGCTGCAAACCATTCGGTTTTAACTTCACCGTTTATCGGTTCGGGGGCTGTTACTGCGTATGTCGTTGTACTATGCAAGTATTCGCATTTTGCAGTTATAGTTCCTGAAAATCCCGATACCTTACTGCGAACTTTGTCGCCTAACTTAATTTCAATCATATATTAATATGGATTTTACAAAGCCCTTCCAAGGCTATTTCATTCTTTTGTTTCCGGTGTTAAACCTGTATTCTTTACTGCGCCTGTTCCTTGATCCAATGTTGTCAACTGGCAGTTTGTGATGGAGAAGTAGATATCTTTCGGCCAGTCATTGATTGCCTTGGCAAAATAAAGCGGCTCCAGTGTGGCTTCCTGATACATTTTCATAAGCGCTTGTTCGATGGTAAACAGTTCCCGGGCCTCTGTTCCATTGATACTTTTTCCCTTGCCTGGTGATGCACCGATAATTGAGGGATGCACGCCCATGGCGTAACAGATGGTGTTACTTACTTCTTCGCTGTCTTCGATATATTCGCCGCCGATCTGTTGGTTGGTTAGTGGACTAATGATAATGTCTTTATCCTCGAATCCTTTGATCTTATCATAGCGAAACTCAGAGACAAAGGCTTTGCCGGCATTTTCTTCACCTGCCAAAAAGTCGTTCATTTCCTTCAGGAAGTCTTCACGGCATTGGGTCTTTTCATCGTCGGTAGTGAGGTTTTTGGCCTTATAGAGCTTTTCCCAAAATGTATCTTTTATGTAGATTACATATCGCAAGGTCATTTGATTTTTTATCAGGGCCTTTTTATATACCGGTATGGCAGAACTGAAGTCATACCATCCGGAGGCAAAGACAGACCACCAATATGGGCGGCAATAATAGAACCGTCCGGGCGTATTGATACGAATGTTGTGGATGAAGTTACGTTCTTTGCATACTTCTTTTTTGCCGTCTTTATTCGGCAACTTTCCCATACGTACTTTCAGGTCCCGCAAAGGGCTTTGCCTGTCGAGCAATGGCGTTGCGATAACGTCGGTGGGTGTACCTTTATTCCATTCAGCCGAATAGCCATGCCATTCGCTTTTTCCGGTTTTCTCATCGATCTTGCTGATCCGCGAACAAGTCGTCTCTTTCGCTTTGATCTGCACAATTTTGGGCGGATTATTGTTGTCACACAGGTATTCGACGTATGAATCGTAGAAGATTGCCAGGTCATTGGCGACTTCGTGCCGAATGAGCGCGTAGTTATTGTTTTCGATAAATTCAAAGATATCGGGGTACTCTTCCGGAAGAACTTCTTCTTTAACGATTTTATTGGTACCGGAATCCCGGTACTTACGGTAGACCATTACTCCATCACCGTAGATAACTTTGTTTTTAAATTCGATATTACTGCCTACGGTGACGTTATGACCTATCTTTTTCATGATGTCGTACATCATGTTATTATTTCGGCCACGGGGCACAAATTCTATGGGTGCGCTCTTACCTTTAGGTACAACTGGAATGGCGTTAGTCTCCCTATCGGTGACGATATCGCTGTTATTGCTGAACTTTATAATATCCTTGCCGCCTTTAACGACTCCGTATGTACTATATCCAGGCTTTTTAAGTTCTACTTTTTGCATTAGAAATACACTTTGAGGTTATTAATCCGGGTAATTAGGCAGCGGCGGATCTTTCGAGGGCTGCTTTCGCCTGCAGGCAGTACGTTGATGGTGCTGCCTGCACTGTGAAAAGATGTGAGTACAGCGCGTTCGTAAGTGACAAGCTCACCGGTACTACGTTTACAATACTGTAATGAGAACTCAACTGGTCTTCCGTTCCGACGTTTCTCCATGATCTCAGTGATCTTACTTTGATGTATGCGATCTAACATATAGTATGATGCCTATAATGATGGATAATAAGATGATGCCGATGGCTATACTTCTTTCAATACCTGTTCCGGACTCTGTTTGCTTTTGGCTCTCCTGTTGAGTGTATTCGTTCGAGGATCCTGTATCTGTTTTCTGATATGATACAGAGTCAGATGTTTGAGACGAAACATTCTCTTGCTGTTCAACCTGCTTCCGGATCTCGCTCCCCTCGACTTCCAGTTTAGATGTCGGGGGTAGCCCGGTAACAGGATCCGCAGGCTTCGATGTGTCGAAGTGCCAGGTGATCTTCCATTTATTACCGTTGATATCGGTTTGCGTCTGGGCTTGGCTGGTGATGCTGCCATGAGCTTTGCTTGATAGTCTGACACTAACGCTATCTGTCTGTTCAGATACACGCGCAGAAGAATGCTGATAAGCAGAGCGACAATTACACAGCAGTAGGGCAATAAGTATTGCCAGGCTAATGGGCTGCACATAGTTCTTTAGGCTTTTCGTTTGGTACATGATAGATCCGTACATTTATAAGGCTTAAGTTCATTACAGAGCTTCCGATTGTTATCTACTTCCGATTTAATCTTTTCGATTTCAGAGCGTAGTTCCTTACGTTCGGAGCGCATATCGTTAATGTCTACACGTAAGTCATTGATAAGACCTTGATACACATCCTGCATAGCTTTCATAGCATTGGCTTCAGCTTGCTTTTTGGTGTACTTCATGGTGATGATAGCTGTCAAGAATGACACAAGACCACCACCTAATACGAAAGTTAAGATTGTTTGGGTTAATGGGTTCATAGCTTCTTTTTTTATGCAAATGTATCACCTGGGTACGTGTCTGTAAAGGACAGGAGCGCAGCCCGAAGGCATCAGGGAGGTACCCCACGCGAGGGGCGTTCTGAGGGGGGGTAGTGCAGCATATTAGAGGAAAAAGAATCTTTCGGTCTGAAACTTTTTCTCAGGGCGATGCGGGGTCTTCCGACAGAAAAAGGGGAAAAATTTCCCCTTTTGAACTCCTTTTTTGCTAAGGTACAATTACTTAGATTTTTTTTCATGGGAATACCATGAGATTAAAAAAAATCGCCCGAAAAATGCACCGGCACAAACTTTTGTCGTGATCGCAAGCTGTGACGAAAGTTTGTGCCGGTACATTTTTCGGGGTTTCCCCCTCACATTCACACCTTTGGCATGAAAGAGAGGTAGAGCGGTAAGCGTAGACGCTTCTGTAATCTCCGTTTCTTTTCCGGAACTCCCTTATCCTTTCCTATCGTGCACGGCATATCTCGCCTTTTGCCCCGCAAATGTAGGTTACCGGTCTGAAAAGCAAGATTAAACGCTGTTTCGGGCAAAAAATCTCCACCTTACAGGTAGTATTCAGGCGTTCCGTTTTCCCGAAAATCTTGCTGTCATTCATCCTCGGCACCTCAATTATTGCGGTATCAAAAGGCGAAACATACCGCGCGCGACAGGCGACGGAATAAAAAAAAGTCGTTCCGGGAAACGGAGAAAATTCAAAAAAGGCTCACACCCAACGGCTCAAAGTTCAAGAATAAACTAAAATCTAAAGTTATGGCAGCAAAAAGAAACATTCCCGAGGCATGGAAACAACAGTGGTCTAAATTCATGTTCAACTTTTTTGATTATTTACCTACAAAGTACGAAGCGAACAAACGTGAATGGGCTATCAGAAAGATGATATGGGACTTTAAAGACGGAAAGCGTAGTGTATCAGTGGCGGAACTGATAGCAAAGAAGTTACGGTCACAGTTTGGCGCAGATTGCGAAAATGTAACGTTCGTATGTGTTCCTGCAAGTTCTGCAGAGAAAAACGAAATCAGATACAAGGTATTTGCCGAGGAAGTGACACGGCTAACAGGCTGCAAGAACGCATACGGGGCAATCACTATCGAGGGCGGACGCTTGGCGATCCATGAGACGAAAAGCAGTAAGACGGTACAGGACGTTGAAGTTATTAAGTTTGATAAAGGCTTTTTCAATGGTAAAAGAGTACTCCTTTTTGATGATATACTAACGCAAGGTCATTCTTACGCTCGCTTTGCTTGTGCTTTGGAAAAGTTGGGTGCAGAAGTGTTGGGAGGCTATTTTTTAGGTAAAACAATTCTTTCTTAATTATTAAATTTATAAATCATGAATACTTTATTCGATAATGATTGCCGCTACATGAGCGACAGTGAATTAATTTACGAGATCACCAATAGCAAACAGATAGTTTCCGATATTGAGCGGAATCACGAAGAAATCGACCTTGACAAGCTTTTCTTATCTTTAACGCCTGGGCGTAAAAAAGTAGCCATTGCAGCGGTAGAAATATACAAGAGACAGCAATCGCACCAAGTTGAACGTAGACTAATACGAATGAGTAAGGATATATACGACTTAATGCAGCCGTTAATCGGTGACTTGCGCAATGAGGAATTTTGGATAGTGGCAATAAATAATGCATCCCGAATAATCAAGAAAGTACAGGTTTCGGTCGGTGGCATAGATCAGACCTCGGCAGATGTGCGGCTGATCATGCGAGTATTGATAGAGGCAGGAGCATCACTGTTTGCAGCGGTACATAACCACCCAAGTGGCAATTCCAAGCCGAGTAATGATGACAGAAAGCTAACAGAACAGCTAAAGAAAGCAGCGGATATATTTAATATTCGGATGATGGATCATGTGATAATAACCAATCAGGGATATTATAGCTTCTGCGATGAAGGACTCTTATAACGGGGTGGGCGTGGGTGGCGCCCATTCCGTTTGCTCGCACGCTCGCAAACGGAATGGGACCCGAAGCGGTATTTATGAGTGATTTTTACGTTCCTTCAACCACGTAGGGGCGGTAGGTTATTCATTTTTTTAAGAAGTAGACTCCACCGGATCCGCTGTTAGGCTCACGGAAGAAGAAGTTCATTCCAAGCCAAAGAGTATCAAAAGCATCGGTAACGTGTGTTTTGAACTGATCAGGTGCATCCGGCGTGTCTTCAGTCCCTTCAGGTGTTTTGTCTTTTTCAAATCCATTCTTTCCCTGGCGAATACCTGTTTGCTCCATGGCTATTTTGAGAAATTCGTTTTGATGCAGGTTTATTTGGATCCAAAGAAATTCCGGATCTCCTTTTAATGTACGGTCGATATTCAGGTGTTTCCAATCATGTTTTGCCGCTTGGCCGATAAATTCCATAGTAACATTATAATTGTTTTCTTTAAATATACGTTCGATCACATCGGCATAGCTTTCGCCACTGGTACCGGTTTCCCAAGTAAATGTGTGATCATAGTAGACTACTATCTCGTGATTGAACTTCGGGCGGTAATAGTCGGCTACCTGTTTGACGAGATCCTGCAACTTACTTGGTGTTTTGACATAAAAAGACTTCAGCACACGCATGGTATTGCCATCTTTTTGTGCAACAACAGCGGTAGATATCGAGGCGTTGGAGTCGAAAGCAATGTGCAGTTCCTTGCCGAAGTCAAGATCACCATCCCCGAGGCAACCACAGGTTGCAAGTTTTCCCCAATTACTGCCGAGATCCCGGAGTCGCCCGCTGTCATTCGGTATGTAGAAATGTATGTTATCATCCAGGGCAGAATAAAAACCGTTCGGGACCCGGAATAGTCGTTCGTTTAAGAAAGCGGTACGCCAGATTAGTGGAGGTGAATCCCGGTGCATCTGCCAAATGTAATCCTCTCCTAAAACTTCAAGATTGTCGAAGACGTCATATTCACCGTAGAATATGGTGTACTCACGCTTTTTCCCTGGTTGTGGTTTGACTACCGGCTGAAACTTCCGTGCAAGGTCGAGATCCCGGGACAGTTCTTTGATCATCCGCAGAGTGTGATCGGTCATCGGTTTGCGCTTGTATGCTTGCAGTTCTTTATACAGGCTACGAATGAGATTGATGTGAGGCGGTGACATCTCATCCACCTTGTCTAAGATCCATTTACCCAGTGAAGCGGTTGGCATATCGCTTGAATAACAAACACTGTGATGGTGTGGGCAGTGGCCGAAATACTGTTGGTTGCCGCGATTGGCAGGGTTTACCTCACCTTTTATTTTTTCGTAGGAGAGAAACTTTGCTTCAGGACCTATCACCCAGTCCAGTGACATTGAATTGGCAGACATGGCTTGGTTAAACGATAGGATCACCATTACGGTGCCGTTCCAGAAGTGAAAAGCATTGCTCCACCCTTCCCCCACAACAGGGCGTACCGGGTCAGCAAAGTTCATCCATGAGGGTGCTTTATGGCCGACAACATAATGAATGTTTTGATAATAGCCCCATTCTGCCAGAGCCTTGCAGATTGCCGGCAGGGTATTGCCCCAGGCTTTGGCATAACTGGGCGATATCAGACCGCCCAGAGAGCCGGGCATCTCCCATACATTCCGGAGAATGAACCGGGCGTCGATACCTTCAGATTTTCCGGTACCGCGAGAAGCGATGATATATTCATCATGTGCGCTGATGGCCATTGCCTGGCGCTGCATCTTATTAAAGAACTTCTTCACGACCTCGGATTGTTTCATCCGGAGATCATAAACTGATAATGGGGTAGGCATTATTCGTCCTCCTCTTCGTTGATAATCTCAGCGTCGACCGCTTTACCTTTCGCCATGCTGCGGGCGAGTTCCCGCAGTTCCTTGCGGCGCTCTTCCAGATTGTCAATAGGTTCAAGTCCTTCCAGGATGGTGATATCATCCGAAGGTTCAAAAGATGGAGGGATCATTCTTTCGAAGTCGAGCCGGTTATCTTCCTTGTCCGCCATGGTGTACTTTCCGATCTTGTCCAGGTTAGCGGCGGCACCCTTGGCATCTCCGCTGTCAATCGCAAGCTGATAGCCTTTTTTAGCACCTTCGACGATCATGTATCGGTACCAATTCTTTGCGGCAAGTTGTATATTACCTACCAATCGGTTAATCATGCTGATATCCCGGTAGGCTTGTGACTGAGAGACAGGTGTGGCGTTTCCGCCGCATCCGTGCATAAGAAAGTTAACGAGTTCTGAATCTTCCACCAATGGACTATCCATTTTCTTGGCGACACAAAGTATCATGCGTTCCCGTATCTCTTGTTCCCGGGCGGTGAGCATTTGTTCCGCCTCGTCTCTGTCTTTGTATAAGGCGCGTTCGATACGTTCGTATGTGGTATCTTTTTTAGGCATAGGCTATTCGTTGACTATCTGTTCACGCATATATTTATCGGCAAGTGGCTCGGCTGCCGGACTACCGGCTTTTGCCAGCTTAATAACTGTCTGGCGCAGCTCGTATTTGGTCTGCAATCGCCCTTGGTGGTAGGCATTATAGATAGGGGTTTGTCGATGATTTTTGCAGATATCACAGAAGTAGTCTCGCTGATCAGCAGCGATATCCAACAAAATGGCTATTTCCGACGGTGGTAATAATGCGGCTGACATGCTGCGTACCTGGTTTAATTGTTCATCAGTTAACTGCATAGCTCATAGCGTTTTCGTAGGCTTGGTTAAATGTCTCGGAGAAATAATCGAAGTGGGATCCGGCAGTAAAGTAAACCCCGGCTTCCCAACGGTGGTTAAGATTCAGGTTGGCAGATCCGATAATACCGAACTTGTATCGCTCATTTTCGACTAACAAAACTTTAGCATGGCAGGAATCTATTCGTATTTCCGGAGAGATGTTTGCAGCGAATAAAAGCAAATCTATCTTGTGCCGTTTCACGGTAGTATCGAGCAACATCCGCAGGCTGGTTATCTGACTTTCTTCGGTCAGAAAGAAGAGTGACCGTAGACTGTCTTCCGATATGCTGAATGTAGCTATCCGCACACTTGCCGGCCCGATGGCAGATAAAAGAGTGGGCAACACTTCGTGTATTGCCCATTCTCCCTTGTGCATGAACGGTTCGATAGAGCCGGGGCACAATGCAAGCGGAAAGTTATCCTGAAACTTTTTCACCTGATATTTCCTTTTCAATTTCTGCCAGTTCTTTTTCGTATCCGGCAATGCGGCTCATTGCATTGTCGTACACGACCTGACGACCGTCTTCTTTGGCTTTATCGGCGGATCGTTGACTGTTGACAATGTTTTGCTTCAATCGTTTCACATGCCGCGCTAATTCAATGCCACGTACAACCGGGTTATCGCTGAATACCGGGCGTTTGGCATCCAGGTTCAATGTTCCTTTACCTTCGGACCAGGTGTCGATAGCTTTCCAGAGTCTCCGGCGCTCATCATCCAGTTTGCAAAGTTCTTCAGCCAATGTTTTTCGGGCTTCATCTTCGATGTCCGGGTTAGCAATGTCATTGTGCAGGCTGGCGTATAGAGGTGCTATTTCTTTGATTCGGGCGTATGCTTTTTTGATGGATGTCGGCATAGATGCTTCTGTCACAACCTTTACACCGGGGTTGCTCAGTGCGTCTACTTCTTTGCGAAGCTGTTCCAGTTCTGCACGGTGTTCGTCAATCTGTTCCTGAAGCTCTGAGATATCACCGGTGTTGTCGCTCCCCTCCAGGTCTTCAATTCGTTCCGTTAACTCTTCGATCTGTTGCTCATGCGTTGCGATGGCGGCAGTTCGTTTCGTCAGTTCTTCCGTGCGTGCCTTTTCGTCTACCTCTTTGGCTTCGACGATAGACTCATTTGCCGCCGGATAAAGTTCCGGAGCTTCGCGGATCTCACGGGATATCCGTGTCAGGCAGTTGATCAGTTGGGTAAAGTGCGGATCGAAGATATGAGGATTTGCCGGAGCTGCAGCAAAATAGACTGAATACTTTTCTTTTTGCACTTGCCTGGCAAGTGCGTCAAAGAGGGCTACACCGTCAGCGTATTTGCGCTGACGGTTGCCTAACCAATTTATTAATTGTTCGTTCCTGGTCATAATGCTATTCTTGTGGAGCCGGAGCCGGTTTATTACCGCCTATTACTTCCATGTCGATGGGAGTTGCTAAGAAGATGGCAGAATAGTTAGAATCCGCTGTGACTGTGTAAGTGGTACCACGTCGGTCGGCACGGGCCTTACCGCCATTGAAAGACGGTGATAAAGAGCCGGTCAAACCGGGTTGACCTAAAATCATTTGGTTACCTTCTGGATCTTCAAAGATATAATACCCACGGGTGTTTTTGGCCATGGCGTTGAATGCGTGCATTCCAGGAGTATTACCAGGGAAGAAAAAACCGAGCGTCTGTTTAAAACTGATGCCGTCCGCTTCTCCTTGTGGTTCTGCTTTGTATTCCACCTCTCCATCGGTACTATATAAGTAAATGGGCTGTTTAATCGAACCTCCTTCAGCAAAAGTAAATGAACCTGCAGCGGTAATCAGTTCGGTGTTGTCGGTGGCTTTCTCTGGATCCGGTACGGTCGGTACCGTGATTGCCGCTTCTTCCGGTACGAATAATAAGCGAGCTTTGTAGCCGGCCATATTATTCTTTCCCATGTTCCATTTGAGCGGAGCAAAAGCCGGACCTGCAGCCAGGATCATAGTCGGATCATTCAGATCCAACGATAAAAGGTGTTGTGCTTCAGGCAGCAATATAACTGCCAGAACCAACACGAAAGCGAGAATAAATATTTGTTTCTTTTTCATTGTGATATACTATTTTAGAAGTAGTTAAGCGGAGAGAGAAAGTTCCCTCCGCTAATGATAAATTAGGTGTACTGTGCCTCTATTGTAGTGACTTCACCCTCTTTGACAGTGACTTCCTGGTTTACCGGTTTTGTCTTACCGTCCACATCCTTGAATGTAACGGTGTGCTTGCCGGCTGTCAAGCCAATAAAGTACTGTCCGTTGGAACGGGTAGACGTCTTGCCGTCCACTGTCCAGGATCCCCCGTCGGTGCCGGTGATGTTTACTTGTACAGCGCCGGTTAAGCAGTAGTCGCCTGCCAGGTCGTTGGCTTCGTTCTTCTGCTCATTCGTTCGGTATACTTTTTCATGCCAGTCATTGATACGCGTGTCGTATCCGGCTTGCAGCCAGAACTGCCATTCGTTGGGATCCGGATAGATATCGCGGATCTGACAGAACTTCGTCGCAGCTTGAGTGTTGAATGCAAGATCCATGTTACCGACTTTCTGCAGGATAAGACGCGATCCCCGGCCGATTGCTTCGTGTGTTACGACTTCCAGAGTCGGGCAAAAAGCATCTTCGCGAAGAAGTTCAATCATGCGAGCTACACTGGGGTATTCCTGCATCTTTAACTTATTACGTAAAGCTGCCCGGGCAGCCTTGATAACGGTTTCGGCACATAACAACTGAGGTATGCCACCTTGTGAACTGCGCAGTGAATTGTGAGCACCACCGATCCAGTCGACCAGGTTCTCATACGCACTGTAATCGTCATCCTTAACAGGGATCTCAAATTCTCCGGAGATTGCCAGATTGCCTCGTGCAGCATTTACGGCACCTGAAACGATCAACTTATCGGCTTTGGTGAAGTAGCCGTCAAATGCACCGCTGGGTGAATTGGAGTCTTCATCACGCTCTGCATGGAACAAAGAGTACACGATATCTTCAGCGTGAGAAGTGGTCAAGCCGAACACGATCTTTGTTTCCATTGGGTGTTTCTTTGTGATATTGCTCACAGGAGATCCACCGATAACCAGCAATTCGTTATCATCATACTTCTGAGAGTTCTCACGTGTGATGAAAACTACATCTTTCGGTTCGATCAGCGAAGGTTCATAACCGAATATCTGCTCGAATTCTTTGAATTCCTTGCCAATCTTATAGGATTGGGTACCGCCGGCTTTGCGGCGTTCGTTGATACGTGAATGCTTGCCTTGCAGGTCCATCACGTTCAGCTTGAGTTTTGCCGCTACCTCGCTTAAAGTTGCAAAAGGCAGCGTGCGGAGCGCCTTGTCATAAATAATAAGGCTTTCCTGAAGTTTTGATACATCTACTAATTTCATAAGTTAAGGTTTAGATTAATCCTTCTTTTTTAAGTCTCTCAGTCATGGTGGCATAGTTACCGTCACTTTTTGCACAGAAGGATGCCAGATCCGCTTCTCCTTCACCTTCAGGTTCCTGTTTCGGAGTCAGCCCCTTGCTGTCATGGGCAGCATTGTTTTTCAGGTTCTGCACTTGCTCTTTGAGCTGGGTGATCTCGGTATCTTTGCCTTCAATGCTGATTTTCAGCGTGCTGATCTCAGTATCCTTTGTTTCGATACTGCTTTTCAGTTGAGCGACTTCACCGGTAGAAGCTGTTAGCTTCTCGTCAATGTCCTTCTTAGCCTGGACGAGCGTTCCGTTCTCGTCCTTCAGACGCTTCATCTCAGCGTCCAGAGACTCGATATTCTCCAGGGAGAGTTCGGTCGTGTCCGCCTTATCGTCTGTAATCTTCAGGAAAGCACAAACTGTTTTCCAACTGGGTTTAAAATTCATAACGTTTAATTGGGGTTTAGGTAATTCTGGCACACATTTCGTATCCATGCCCGTAGCCAGTAAAGCGGACGTAGAACGGTCATATAAGCGTACGGCGTTGCGATTTGCCGGAATGTCAACGATGGATGCTTCCATTAATAAGGCTTCAGTCACGGTTTCACGTGTCTGTCCTGGCAGAAGCAGCTCTTTATTGGCACTTGTGGCAATGATTTGTATACCGATGGATGCGGCGGAGAAAGTCCCTGCTTCATACTTCGCGGCTACCTCTTTGGAGGGGTCGTCTACCTTGTCGAAAATAGGAATAGCAGAAAGTTCATCGCCGTTTATCTGTATGTCTTCCCAATGACCGATTGCTTTATAGTTCCCCCAGATGGGTGAACCTTCATCACGAAAATGCATATACAGCATGACCGGATTCTTTTTGAAGGCTTCAATATTGAGGCCTTCAGTGAGAACCCGGTAACCGTAGCAATTTACTGATGAATCGGAAAGAATGATGCGATTTTGATTCATTGCATTATTTTTGATGCAATGATACGCAGTAATAAAGAGGTGTAGAAGGACGCTATTCTGTCAGTGTTAATGCAGGATGAATGCAGGTTGCAGAGATGGATAACTCATAATGTCTGAAGTCTGACGGCTTTTCTCCTGGTATTTCTGCAAAGGTTCCGAACAGTGGATAATTCGGATTACCAAAAATCCGCTTTTCATTGTTGTTGGTAGTTGCGATCAGGATGGATCCGCGTGCGGCTACTTGTTCCAGTTCCGCTATCAATCGCTTATCAACCCCTGCAGAAAGCAGACTGATTATTGCTTTGTGTGTGTACAAGGTACCGGAACTCTCATTTTTGGGAGTGGCATCTACTGAGGCTCCACTTTGACGTAAGGGTAGTAAACGTTGGGTATCTTTGCTTTTCCGAAGGTATACGCCGGAGGATGAAGTAACCGCAAAGTATGACAACTCGTCAATAAAGACAAGCTCAACAGATTTATAACCGCCTAAATTGTTCATAACTGATTGATTATTAGTGATTGCGCACGTTTTATCACGCTTTTACTCCTGTTTTTACACTGTTTTTGCACGAAAATCGGACAATTAACTACACTTGCTCGGGTTAACTTTTTCGGGTGTATTGCCGTTTTTCTTCTTTCGGCCTTACCTTAGTTCGCCAACGATAGTAGTTTTTTAAAAACGCATCTTCCGTAAGAGAAGAAATTCCGTACTTGCTCATAAAGGCATGAATACCGACTATAAAGTTCACACCATACCGATGTTTCTGTTCGTCTACCGTATCATGTAATTCTGCCCACATAAGAAGTTCCAGTTTGCGGTTAATGATCATCTGTGACCGCATTCCGAGATAGTTGTATGTCTCCGGGTTCTTACCGATGGATCGTGCAGGAAGATAAAGAGTCAGGTTTCCCTTATCTACTTGGTGATCGGCAGGGCGTTTCTCCAATAAATCATATATCACATGATAGATATCTAATGAATCGGGAAATCTGACCGCTGTGTCCTCAAAGTTACAGAACTTCCCGATCAGGTATTCCCGGATATGTGCAGGTACATTTATCTTGGTAGTCATGGTTAATAGTAAAAGTGTATAGAGCTAAAGTAATAAAAATAAGTGGATTATATTGCTATCGGTCTACATTTTTAGTATCTTATAGCTAATCCCCCCTTACGATATCAGTACTATTTTTTTGTACTTTAGTGCAAATTGTACCTGTGTTGTCTTTGTCTATTCTGATTATCAGTGTTTTACGCCCGTACAAAACGCGTACTTTTTCTGTACGGAATTTCATTCTGCGTACAAAACACCATTTTGTACAAAAAAGTGCAATTCGTACCGTTTTGTACGAAAATCGTGCAGTGTTTAAATCTTTGATTTATAATGTAATAAATGCCGAAAAATGGGGCTTCGTACGAAAGTACAAAAATATCTCTATTTTTATGCAGGGTATTTTTGAAAAAGAAAAAAATAATAAAAAGAATATATAGGCACCCTCATTCAGCTTTTGCCGTCCATCGGCACATCTGTTCAAAAAGTTTGTTTCTAATGAAAGGGGTGGGAGGGGAAACGGAAGAAAACAAAGGCGGCAGTACATGCGTACCGCCGCCGATAGAATACTCCGCTCTGTGTTTCCGATAATACTCCGCCTTGTGCTTACAAGAATACTCCGCTTTGTGTTATCTGAAGTCACCTGGATAAAAGGTATGCGACACGAACTCATATTCGCGTGGCAGGCTCTTAACGCCTACAATCACGCAAATACCTCGTGCGGCCAGTTCATAAAGTCTTTGTGTGGTGATTACCGATCCGCGAAAATTGTAGTTGCTGCAGAGCACGAAATAAGCCGTCGAAAGATCAATCGAATAGATATCTTTCCGGATGATTTTAACGGCATCGGATTGAATCAGGGCAAAGCCGTAGCGAACTGCCAGGCGTGCGATCAGCTGCTCGCGCTCCTGGCTTGTTGGTGCTACTACTACCTGTATTTTATTCTCTTTTTTTATCATAATATTATTGCGTATGTCGCTAAAATTGCCTACCTTTACAGGGTAATAAATTGGGATATTATAGTCTTTTCTCTCCTTTGCGGTAGGGGCGCGACGGGATAAATTTGCAGCATCTTTTGATCATTGAATAATCATCCGAGAACTCCAACAGATCATCCGTTATACTTTTCCTGCATGTCTCTTCGATAATAAACAGACTTGCCACCTTAATAAACATATTCATAGTTTTCTTACTACAGTGATCTGCTATGCGCAAGACTTCACCCTCCTGAATGCTGAGTAGCTTCATATAGACAGCATTATAAAAGTGCATAAACCGGGTGGGTTCCTGCTCATAAAGAGGATATAGTTCCTTAACTAATTCTGAATAAGTCGGTGCCATTACAATGAGTATATAGGTTCTAAGATAGCATCTATTAAGTCCAGGTAAGCGGGTTCATCTTCCGGCTCGTACGAGATCAGTACATCTATATTACCGCCGGAGGCCCTGCCGATTTCCATGTGGATCGGCAGGTTGTCTTCAAGTATCAATTCCGCCATGATTCTGGCCAGACGCGAGTCGATTGTTTTCTTTTTTAAGATCATATTAATAGTCTAATAGTTCATTGTCCGCCTCGGTGTGAAACGGCAGGCTTGGGGAATCATTTTCAGTATAATCATTGTTTTCGGGAGCGATATCTTTGCATCCGACTGTGAAATATTCAACTCCGCCGGCTTTGTCGTCAACAATGGGATTACCGTCCTTATCAAACTGGTGGGGCTTACCGGTTACCGGATCATACTTATGCGGATTAAATGTGAAGCCTTTCCATTCGCAATAAAGTTTAAACTTCCTTTTGAATATAGTTGTACTGTTGAATATCTTTTTCTGAGCCGGGTCATAGTTGCAAAAAGAGTCATAGAGTTCTTTCCGTACCAACCTGGTATTGAGATGTGCCGGGTCTGAGAAATATTCGTCTGCCCAGGAAATCAGCGGTTCGGTGATTTCCTGGCGTAGCTTGCGCTGCTCAAGACGTTCGCCTGGTGCCTGGATAACTCCAAACTCAAGATAGAGCTGAATACAGTTTGCAAGCAGGTTCCAGGTGAGGTTCCATTGATCATAATCCCATTCGGAGAAGAACAAGCAGCCGAAATCATCTAATGGCTTATGTACGTCGTTATAGAAGTCGGAGAAAGCGATCAGCCATTGGCGATCCTTAAAGCTGGATCCGTTTCCCCGGATGGCATGATTCGTAGGTATGTAGATCTTGGCAGACTTGGCGAAAGGTATGGTTATTCTTCGGCCGCCTTTATAGTTGATAGTCCAATCACCGGTAATAACCGGAAACAAAAACTCGAAGTTGAAGTTCTGAAGCACGTCATCGATGAATACCAGCTTTGTGTTTTCCTGCACATCATTCCAGATAAATTGATCACTGAAGATATCACTTCGTTTTCCGGATATATAGGCAGTAGGCACGACATTACGCATAAGCTCACCAATCAGTGACTTTCCGGAGCGTCCGTTAGACTCTCCGACTTCTGACTGCTTTCCGTCCATGCCGATCACCGCCCTGGCGACATTGTTGTCTTTTGCCTCCATCGCCATGTAGCCGATAGCACAAAGTTTGCTGAGTAAATGGATCCGGTTCTCATTCTCTTCCGCTTCTTCGATTTCTTCCGGACTTTTTCTCCACGTGAAATTACTGGCATTGATCAGGAACGTTAAGAACTGGCAGGAACTTCCATCTTTTGTAATATCATAACTACATTGGCCGTCCTTCATCTTGAAGTGGATCAGCGGTTCACCCAGGTACTTGGCAGGAATGGTTTTCTTCTGTTCTTCCCAGATATGGTGAGTAATGCTTTCATAACCGATTTCTTTTACTGTATCTTTATTGATATACCAACAGTTCTTATCAAAGTAGAGATATTGACTTTCCCGGTTCGGCTTGATGAAGTTGGGTTCGATGAATCCGAGCAGAGAAAGTTTGTCAGGCCCTACATATTGGGATACTCCTTTGATCAGCATTTCGTTAACCTCTTTTTTACAGTAATGTTTAGCGAACTGAAACAGATAATCGCGTGCGTCACTGGCTTCGATGGGGCGAACGACTGGCGGATCCAAGTGAATGAACTGAAAACTTCGATCCAGGCGCCGGAGGCGACCAAAGCCTCGGTTCTGCAAGAAATTCTGTGAGTTGACATAGCAAAACTCTATTTCCGTACGTTCGTTTCCGGAACGGTCACTTTTAGAAACTTCATTCCAAAACTTTTCATCATCATCAAAAGGTTGTGCCAGGACTAACGTTCCGGACTCATCGAACTTCCAGCGATATCGACCGAAAACAAACTCCGGAAGATTGATTAGCACATCTTTATGAAGTTCAGCAAAAGCCTCGTGCGTATGCAGACACCAAAATTCTTGCAGCTTGTGATCGGTTAAGGTGGTAACCTTAAACATCTCGACATATTTCCCTAAACCCTTCTTATCATTACAGGCATAATTTATATCTGTGGCCAGCTCGTCTTCTTTTCCTGAGAGAGTGTTTGCCAGGATATCGTCAAGCCCTTTATCTCCGGCGTCATTCTTCTGGATATGTCCGATGAAGATCTCGACATAGATATTGCGGTTTTTGAGTGTCCGCATATACTCTTTAAAGTTCCGGGCTGCATAGAAGAAATTTCGAGGACGCTTTTCTACCTGATCATTGATCTTTATATTCGTTGAGATGTCGTTCCAGTCTGAATCAAAGATAAACGCGACCTCTTTAACCTGGCATTCTGTGATGATACGCACCACATCTTCCGGTAGAGATCCGTTCATTCCAAGGTTCTGAATGCCGGAGACGGCAATCGACGGAATACCGTGTTTGCATGCCTTTTCCGCTTTCTTTTCTCCTTCCTGGATATAGAGGCGAGGAATAGGTGTTTTTTCCTTAAACATCTTACGTATGCGTTCCGGAATATACACCGGTGTTCCGGATCCGGGAGGCGACTTGTACTTAAAGGGTTTCCCTTCCTTGTCAAGATGTGAGTCCGGGAACTGCCAGCGGACCCGAAAGTATTCTTTCTTTTCGTTGGTTATACGTTTCTTACTGTCTTTGCGGTAGTAGGTGACAGGCATACCGTCAAGATCATAATATTCGATGATAACATCGTCGCCCTTGGTGATGGCTCCACGTTCATCAATAGTACCTGGGCGAAATGTTCTTAGCTCGAATATGGCTTGTTTATCATCGCTTTTATACACCTTTGCAGTAACATCCTCAAAGGTTAATCCGGAAGCAGCCAGCATACGCGCACAATAGCTGTCTACATCCACTCCTTTAGCTGCTTTACTGCCTTTTTTGAGCTTCTTTATCTTTTTAGGTTGGGGCTTCTCGTCCAGTAGGACATTGAACCGGTTAGCCAGGTGTTCAAGTGCTGCAGTGTATTCTTTGCCTTCAACTTTCATCAGAAATGAAAGTGCACCGCTACCGTTTACCTCATGGCATGAAAAGCACCCAAAGACCTCTTTGTTCGGATTGATACTAAACTTTCGGGCTACCCCACAGTGAGGACAATCACAAACATAATTGACTCCGGATTTTCGGAGTTCATGAAAATCCTGTGCGACATCAAGTAAGTGACCTTTAGATGCCTCTGTTATTCGATCAATGTCATTTTTAGTAAAGTACATAGTTTCCTATTTAATCATTCTGCGAATTACGGCTTTTCTCTGATGTAGTGACAGGACTACATCAGATCAG